CCGCCCCTTGGCATCCACTGTGAACTGGCCAACCTGGGTGGCACCGCCGTAGCTGCCAGCAGTGACACCAGTCGCTGGCAAAGCCACCGCCACGCCAGCAGACACAGTTCCGGTGCCGGACACGTCCCCGGTAATGGCCAGGGTGTCCGCCTTGCGGGCAAAGGTACCTGGCCCTGCGATGGCCGCGACAACGTTCCCGCTTTCGCCAATGAACAAGTTCTCAGAAACTTCTGACCAGGCCAATTCGCCCACGGCCAGTGTGGGTGGCGTGGCGGTGGTGGTCGATCGTTTGATTTGTAGGGTTTGGGGCATGAAATCGCTCCTTGATATGAAAGTCGGGGATTCAAAAGTAACCGGCGTCGATCACGGCGTTGGGGTCAAGCACCCCTTGATCGCCTTTGTCACCCTTGGGGCCAGTGGGACCTGGCACACCAATATTGGTGAGCACCGTGCGCAAGCCTTGCGGCTGCACGCGTACGGTCTGGGTGCCGGTTTGCACGGTGACGCCCGGCTGGCGCGGCGTGGTGATGAAGATGCGGATGGCCATGGGTCACTGCTGTTCAATCGCGCGTGATCCGCATGGACACCAGCACACTGCCTTTGAGCAGTTGGGTGCGAATCCCTGCCGGGCTGGTCATGAAAAGGTCGTAGACGCAAGCGCGCACGGGCAATGCGCTGGTGACCGACGCGGACAAGGTGATGGCCACCGTGCCACTGGCGAGCCGACTTTCATCAAAGCCAAAGCTCGCCAGTACGGTTGGGTCTTCCGGCGTGGCGCGGATCTGGCCTTCAAAGACATAGCCCATCAGGTCCATCACCGCCCCGCTCTCATCGAGGGTGAGCGCCGTGTAGAAGGTTTCCCCTTGCGCCAACTGGATGTCGTACTTCGGGGCGCTCATCGTTGATCTCCTTTTTTGAGTTTTGGTGATCGGTCAATAGCGCCACATCAGTGACGCGGCATCGGTCTGCCACATCAGCTGGGCGTCACTGATCCACATGTAATCGGCACTGCTGCCATAGAACAGCGCCACCCAAGGCCCTGCGGTCATGCCCACGCCACGCACCCGGATCAGGGTTTGCGCGCCATAGAGGGATGTGACTGCGAAGTTGTTGGCACTGGTCTCTCCCACCCGGGTCCAGACCAGGTTGGCGGCGTACGGGTTGCTGCCCGCTGCCATCTCGATCTGGTAGGTCTCAGCGCCCGGTGCGGGCGTCCAGGTCAATAAGGCCTTGCTGTTGTCGGTCGTTGATGACCGCAGGGTCAGGTCAGCGATCAGCGGCGTGGTGTAGAGCGTGGTCAACTGGCTCGTCACCACCGCCGGGGCTGTCACACCCTGATCGGCGCTGTGCACAGACGGGTCCTCGTTGATCGCTTCGATCTCGACCTGGTGCAGACCACGAGGCCGCACCGCAATCACCTTGGCCAACTGCCGCCAGGTCTCGCCCCAGCCAAACGCGATGTGGGTGCGCTCGTAATCCTGTCCCGTGTAAGGCACGGTCACGGGCTGGGTTGTCAGCACCAGCTCGTTGTCTGCCGCCCCACGGCTGACGGCATAGGGTCCGTCCACGCCACCGGCTTTGGTCCGAAGACCGATGTAGTGATTGGCAGTGCTCCAGGTCAGCGGCTCAGACACTGTGAGTGTTCGGCTTACCGCAGTCCACGCCGTGCATTCTGCGAACTGGCCCCAGGCGGGCATGTCGTGCTGGATAGCGATCAGGTCACCAAACGCCGGAATGAAGCCTTCCATCTCGGTGGTGAATTTCACCAATCGGCGGCGGTATCGGTTGCTCGCTGCCTGGTACAACCCTTCTCGGTAGGCCTGCTGGCGACTGGTGACACCAAAGAGTTCGATTCGGGCCGGTTTGGCTGCTGTGCTGCCAGTGAGTTTGGCGGTCACCCGGCGTGTGGCCCAGACCTCGGCGTCCCAGTACGAGACTTCTACGGCATCGGCCATGTCGTCCGACGGCAGCAGGTACTCCACGCCGAAACTGCCCCGCACAATGTTGCGCATCGAGAACATGGCGACTGGCAAGCTCTGCGCGCCATCACGGGTGAACCGGATGATGCCGCCGAGCATGTAGGGCTTGGCTCGCCCCGCCTGCGCGATCTTGGTGATCGCCTCCCAGAAGTTCAGCGCCGAATCAAAGCGGGCATTGAACTCGTCGCCCCGGCTGGCCCACAGCGCATCGAGCGCTTTCAGCCCGGTCAGGTCCAAGCGCGCATCGGGCAACTTGGCCCCGTAGGTGGTGTTGCGACAGGCATCAGCCAGCGCCCAGGCGATGCTGCGTGTGGCCACCGGCGTTGACCAACTGCTGCCATTCCACACCGGCAGCTTGCGGGTGCAGACCACATTGATCTTGCGCGAGGCTTGGGCCGAGAGGTTGTTGGACGCGCGCATGCGCATCGCAATCAAGGTCACATTGCCAAAGGTCCGCGTCTCGGGAAGGTAGGCCCGCAGCCCGCCCCAGAGGATTTCATGACCAAAGCGAGTGTCGGTCTGCTTGGTATCCAGGCGTCGTACACGCACTTCGTAGCGGCCACCCGTCACGGTGAAACGCTCCGAGTAGCGCTGCGGCGTGGTGGTTTTGGCCGTGTAAAAGCGCTGACCCAACACGGACCAGTTGCCCGTTGCCACGCCCAGATCGTTGACCGTCCGCGCCTCAATGGCGAGCGACAGCGTCAATTCGCTCAAGGTGCCGTCGGTTTGGGCCTCATACAGCCCGCGCGAGAGCACGAAGTCCAGCCCCAGGGTGTTGGCCTGGGTGCCAGCAGCATTGGCCACAAAGCCACCGATGTAGTGCTGCAGGGTGACATTTCCACTGGTCGAGAGACTGCTGGCAGCCGTCACCGTGAAGGTGTCCGCGCTTGGGCCCGTGGCAACGGTGTAGGCGCCATCAACAGCCGTGCCAGAGTTGAAATCCAGGTACAGCACACGGCCCACGGCATAGCCATGCGCGGCCAAGCTGACGGTGATGGTCGTCCCAGACTGGCTGTAAGTCGCCGCCAGACTCCCAGCCAATTCCTGCCCTGAGACTTCCACAGAACTGACCACATTGGTTGGAAACTTGGTGATCGCGCCACCGGGCGGAATCACCTCGTAGTCGATCTCGGCAAAGTTCGCGACCGGCGTATCCTCGATACGAACCGCTTCGATCTCGTACTCCCCCATGCCCATGCATAACAGCTGGTACAGGTACTGCTCGTTGCCAGCGTATTCCACATAAGGCTGTGCGGCGAAGTCTGGGTAGGCACAAACACGTCCGTACTGCACCGGAATGGCCTGGTCCAGCCGAGCCATGTTGCCCTGCGCCTGCAAGTTGTACGTGGGCGATGGAGCCGCCAGGCTCGCCGCCTGTTGCGCCGTGGTGGGCTTGGGTGGCGGGATCACCGCATTGACCAGCGCCATCCCTGCCATGGTGATACCAGCGGTGGCCACCGAGACGAAGGCGTCGAAGGCCGCCACCGAACCGATGCTGCCCGCAGACACCCCCGCCCAGGCCAAGTTACTGGCCAGCATCGGCGCGTACACCATCACCGCCAGCATCAGCACCATACGCAATGGGTTTGACCCACCACCGCCACCGCCTTGCGGCAGCACGATGATGGCGATCAGGTCCCCGCAGCGAACCGGCTGGTCCCATGTGGCCCGCAATTGCGCTTCGCCGTTGCGAAGCACCAGGATGGGCTGATCCATATCTGGCACCAGCGCACGCAGGGGCACCGGCCCCGGGATGGCCGTGATCTGGCGGTCCTGGTGCGGATGAAAAGGGTTGCGGACGGTGATGCTGTGGGCGAACGGCTGGCTGTGGGAAATCAGCGCCGTCGATGCCATGACAGCACCCTCAAGCCCACGCTGGGCAATGCAGCCACCGGGGTAAAGACCACACCAGCGGTTTCCAACGAATGCAGCACACCACCCCCATCGGCCTCCAGGTAGATGCCAATGTGGCTCGGGCGTTCGGATTTGCCCATCAGGCAGGCATCGCCTTCACGTGGCTCGCTCACACTCTGCCAATGGCCGTATTCCGGATGATCGTCAAAGGCACGCAGCGAGGCCAAGCGACTGGCCGCATCCACATCAATGGCCGCCACATCCCAGCCAAAGCGCTCACGCCAGACACGGCGCGCAAACGACCAGCAGTCACTGGTGCCCGCCACCCACGGCTGGCCGATGTACTGGCTGGCCCAGTGCGGTGCGCTGTCATCATGGTTTGAATGGTTCATTGCGCAATCAGTCCAGGAAATACTTCGGCCGTGTAATCCAGGCCGGGGAAGCGCCGGTTGGCGAGGTTCGGGAACCCACAGGTGGCACGCACCCGAAACACTGTGGCGGAAATCGACATCACAGTGAGCGTGAGCGGTGGGTTGTTCTGCGGAGCGGTCAGGTCCGACGACAGGAATGCCCGGTAGGTGACGGTGATCAGCTCGCTGCTACCAGACTGTCCGTTCATGGACGCCTCCACGTTGGCCAGGATGTCACGGCTGACGTTGTCGATCTCGATCACGCATTGCGGCACGGCGGTGTGCGTGACCTCGGGCGGCACCACATCAAAGGCGTAGCCCACAAAGGTCACGTACTGACCGGCGTTGCGAGGGGCACTGGACTCCAGCTTGGCTGTGAGATCCACGTGATCGCGCACCACCCGGATTGGCGTGGTGAAGTTCGGATGCCAGATCTCCAGCGTGTGGTGAATCACCAGGTTTGATGGCGCGCTGGCGTAGGCCTCCTTGATCGCCAGGCTCAGGGTGTCATCCGGCATCACCGCACCTCCAGTTTCGCGCTAACCTGCCAACGCGGGCCAGGCTGCATTTCAGATTGCCAGGGGCCGACGAAGCGGGCCTGGACCGAACGCAATCCGGCGTCCCCGGTGTTCAGGTCGACCGTGAACCAACTGGCTCCATT